ATGAATAGCAGTACCATCAAACACTAACTCTGTACGCTTATCACCAGAGGTACGCTTCTTGGTTATGTCTGCTTTTCTTGGTGATATAAAATCTGCTAGTTGCTGCCAATGACTTTCCCAGTTGCTTCTTTGATCTACCAAAGTTTTGAACTGGTGCATGATTGCAACTGCTTTTTTATCTTCAGCCATCTATCCTCCTAACAAGGTTTTTACAGAAGTGCTTTCTCCTGTAGCGGTCAATCCTTGGGTTCCTGTTAATATGGTTGCTCTTTCTCCTGATACCCTTCTTTTCTTTCTGTAATCAGGACTATCATCTTCTGCTCGTATTGCAGGTCTTGGTTGTACTACCGGTGCAGGTTGTGCAGGCGGTGGCGGTGGTGGACTAGGCCTTGAAAAAAATCCTCCCATATCAATATCCCCCTAATAATGTTGGTGATACGCTTGAAGTATCTTCTGCTGTAAGACCTGCCGGGCCTGTTAACATAGTAGCCCTTACACCCCTTCTTCTTTTTAATCTTGTTTCTTCCTTATCTATCTCATCCCTCTCTACTGGTCTTATAGCAGGTGGAGGAGGAGCCGGAGGGGGTGGTGGTGGTGTCGGTATTTTTGGACTTAAAAAACTCATAACTCTCCTGTATGTGTAAATGGGTTATAACTACTAGATGCCATCCTCTGCATAGGTTGGCTCCAACTATTTCTTTCTTTTAATCCTACAGCCATGTATCTATAAGCATCACTTGCATGGCTGCTAAAATCATGAACTGGACTATTTCTAAAACTTCTTGTTCTCTCGTTATAGGCTCTATGGTAATGCCTTAGTGCATCTAGCCCTATCTTGCATCGCTCACTATCAAACCAACATCTTGGTATCAACATCTGAGCTGCGTGTATTCCATCCTCTAATGGCAGCTTCGGTGCTACTCGAAAGTTCAGACCTAGATCATACGCAATCTCTCTTCTGCTCTTTCCTGATCCCAACTCTCGTACTTCTATATCGTGTGGTGCTACATGGTCTCCATATAAATACTTTTTTCTTTGAAGTGCATCTACATAATGGGGTAGCCCCTCATTTCTATTTTCATAAAAATCAATTACATTAATGGCACGCCCATCATTCTGAGCAAACCATATTGCTGTGCTATCGCCAATCCCTAGATCCCAATAGGTATCTACTTTTAAGGAAGGGTCATAAGGTACTTTGGTAATACGACCCTCTTCCATGGCTTCTTCTAGGTACTTGCCATATATTGAGCCGGGTACATTTGCCACCCAGCTACATTCAAATTCCTGATTGTACTGATCTTCTGTCATCATAGCTTGTGCAGCTTCTAGTTCTTCTTGGTCTACTATACCTGTTTCTGATGCTTTATAAACTACACTATACCAATCTTTGTTCTGTGTAGCTTGTTCATATAAATCATAGAAAGCATTGTGTCCTCTTGGTGTTCCTATAAAATAACAGAATGTAGGTTTCTCTTTTGTGTTTCTATCCGATAAAGCAGGTCGTATTACTTCAGGAAATACCGCTTCTGGGATGTCTGCTGTTTCATCGATACAGCAGCCGTCAAGGTAAAGGCCCCGGAGGTTATTATAATTTTCTGCTCCAAGTAAACTTATTCTTGCTCCGTTGGGTAAATCTATCCTAAGTTCTGTTTCATGGAATTTTACATTAGGTATCTTCCTAGAAAAATCTTTTAAGTAGTCAAACGCAACACTCTTAGCCTGTCTATAAGTAGGTGCTAAATACGCATACCTAGGATTAGGCCTATTGTTCAAGATTGCTTCTCTCAATAGATGATTTATAATCATCACAGTCTTGCCAAACCTTCTGTGCATTACTAGAACCGCCCATCTATGCTTTGGTAGCTCTTTGTGAAGCTTGGCTTGTAGTGGTCTTGGTGTATAGGGTATTTCGATGTGTGTGGGCAAGACACTCTCCTCTCTCTCTATTATACGCTATAGCAGGCGGCTAGGTGCTTTGGGGGAGGGTGGGGGTCACAGTTTTGCAAAACAGCAGCACTATATGTACACCCTGCACACGCAAACCCACAGAAAACCAGCATTATTGTACGGGTAACAAACCCGTTATCCCTAGCAAAACCCCAGAAATCTAAGCTTCTTGGGGGGTGACTCGTGCGTAGCTCGGCAATGACACAGCCTTTATCACACACACTATTCCTGCTCCTTCACCTCAACATTACCATTACTCCAACTCAGAGTAATCGCTCCTGTATTCCCTGCTTCCTCTTTCTTATCCTTCAGACCCCAAGGCTGTATCCTACCTAGTGTCCACTTCAGACTATCTACCTCAAGCCTTCTACGCTGCACCTCTGCATTCATAAAGCGTGGATCCATATTCATTGGCAACTGAGAGGTTGCAAGATCTATAATGTGATCTCCATAGAACTCAGCCTGCTGCACTCTACCTCTACGATAGATCTCCCACAGCTCATCATCCTTACGCACAGCATTAGTGATAGACCTGTAGCTTGGCATCTTCTTGCTCTTACAGATCTTTACAAGAGACTTACCCATAGCCAGTTCATCAGCAATCTGTTCCATTACTTGTTTAGTTACAATACTCATAGCGAATCATTTCATAGTTAGGGCAGGATAAATTGATTAGTATTAATAGAGGTACACCTGCCCCAATAAGCAAAGTCTTGCTTATTATACCTATAAATAAAGGCTTTTCGATACATTGGCAACAACTAAATATAAATACCTTGACAGTAAATGTCATTATGCTATTTATGTAGGTATAACAAATGGAGGTATAAATACAATGAGTACAAGAAGTACATTAACAATAAAAACAGACAATTCAGTTATACACTTTTACAGACACTATGATGGTTACATAGCTGAAGCAGGACAAACTATACAGTTAGCATTAGAGGAAGCGTATAAGGTTCACAACCCACACTCTATAAATCCTAACTATAGAAAGTTTGTTAATATCATAATGAACCATAAATATGAAGCTAGTAAATATCGTTCAGAGCAATCAGTTTATGAATTAATTGATGATCCTAAGGATCATTCTGATAGAGAGTATCATTATGAAGTATCTTTCCCTGCAAAGACTTCTACAAATATTGTAAACATCAAAGTAGAAGCATGGGTGCCAAACTTTGATGAGAAAACACAAAGACATGAAGTTATATTCGATGGTGGCTTTTATGGTTACAAGGATCTAGTAACAAAAGAAATGGCTATCGTTGCTGAAAGAATAGCAGAGCTTGAAAAGAAAAAAGCTATGGCAAAACACATAAGAGGTGCATAATGATAGATGTACTAATAACTGACTATGGTTCACAATGTAAATTCCATCTCAAGAGCAATCAAGCTCTTGACTGGTGGAACTATCATGTAGCTAACAATAACTACACAGCAGAGCGTAGATACGCTAACGACATATACTGCGGTATGGTTAACAATGGTTTATCAATTAAAGTAATAAGACTAGCCGCTTAACTCTGTAGCCCTTTGATAAGATAGTATGCTTTGATAAGGGCTTTCTCATACTTACCCTTTACACTTCTAGGATCACAATGAAACCTTTTGGATAGATACTTCCATCGAGGACCACGCTCTCTGTTGACTGCACTCATGACAGTATGCCATATAATCTGTCTATCATCCTTCTCTAGCTCCCACCCTATCTCTAGAGCAAACTCTAAACGAGTTATATCATCCGTAGTTGGTGTAATCTTTACTTCCTTCTCCCAACCATATCCGCTCCAAGCATTTGCCAAAGCATAGCTAGGCCATGTAGAACTATACTGCCTTCTTTTAACAACAGGTGGTAAGTGATACAGCGTTACTGCTGCTTCCTTAAATAAACGATCTATGTTGGGCATATCCCAGTTCATAGACATCAACCTTTTATTGACCATAGCTCCTCATAGTTGTTAACAAAAATAAACTGATGCTTGCGATCCAACCTGCGAACACTCTTGACTGTATCAAGATACGTCTGTCTGCTAGATTGTCGCTCCAATCTTTTAAAGATACGTTGCAATCTCCACTCTAAATCATCTGACTGCATACGCTTCTTTACTGCATACCTATAGTTAGCATTCATACGCTTGCTAGTCTTTGCTAACAATCTTTGAACATCATAGTATTTATCTCCAAGTGATTCGCTCTTTTGATTATCTCTATCCTTTTGCACATTCACACTTATTGTTTTTTTATCCTTGCCGAGCCTAGTTTTACTAGGGTTTGCATTTTCCCTCTTGACAGAGCTTTTTTCAAGTTCATACTCTCTAGAGAGCTTACTAGAGAGTAACACTCTAGTAGCTTCCCTTTTAAAACAAAAAGAAGTATGTGGTATGCTAACCCTTGCAGCCACTCTAGTTAGCTCTCTAGAGAGTATCATAAATATCTCCTTGCTTCGTTAGTTTATCCAACACCTGATACTGGCAATGCTCTGTATGCGGACTGTTCCATACTGCAACAGCCAACGCTCTATCCGGCTTGCCACCCTTACCGAGATAGTCCTCTCTCCATGTCAAGTTAATCCATTGCGAGGGTCTGTGCCTGTGCCATTGTGCATACCCTCTACCGCATGACCATAGACGCTCAGGGCATACCAATGCCATCTTCTGCACTCCAATAACAAAGGCGTGGTCTATGAACTCTCGTATGCTTTTAAATGGTGGGTTAGTTACTAGTGCCGGGGCTAGGGCTTCCTTGTACCAGTAGAAGTTCTGGTTGGTTCTGATGTCCGTAGAGATCACCTGCCTGTCATTCCTGCCTAGAGCGTTGCTGAAACGCATATCCCCTGCACAGGGTTCCCATATCCTATCAACATCCCAATGCTCGTCTATGAGCTTTACAACAGTATCTACGATACTATAGGGCGTAGGGTAGTAGTCATGTTGGCTTCTTGTCATTGCTTTCCTTAGTAAGTTGCATAGGGTCTGCTTTGGTATTGATCGTGTACCTAAGATCCTTGTCTCGTATCTTGCAAAAGAGAAAGTCGTTTAACTCTGATAGCGTAGGCTTCCTGTTCGAATGCAAGGTTATAACTATTTCATACTTCATTACTGTCCCTTTCCAAAGTAAGGTTTACGCTTCTTTGGTTTGTTCATCATGTCTTGCGTTTTCTTAATTAACAAGTGTGTAAATCCATCGCTAGTTTTCTTTTGAGACATATCTATATGCCCTCTGTCATAATCTTGTCTTGCTTGTATAATAATATCTTGTTCTATCTCTACCCATTGCTTGCCATTTGGTCTTTTAAAAGCAATCAAATTCCAGTTGTTGCTTTTTCTAAATATATGATACTGGCTCATCGAATCACCTTTGACACTTTCAGACAACTAACATCATTCAAAATAAAAATCGTTAGGCTGTACCTCTCCATTTGTAAGTTTTACTATTTGTAACATAAATTTCTTATCAGGTATCATACTATTTTTGTGTGTAAGTGGCAAACACCAACGCCTTACAACAGTTGCATGAGATGCTCCGGTCATCATAGCAAGTTGACCATAAGACCATTTCTTACGTAATCTGTAATCGTTTAGTTTCATATCATCTATATATCTTGTTGACCATATACTAGATATATTATACATATAACAGTATGAGTCAATGGAATAAAACTTACAACCATCATAGCAATCCTGCTGTTAGCGATGCAAAAACATTTTATGACAAACTAATTATAAGACCTAGAGTAGAAAAAGCATGGGGTATTGTTAAGGGGGAGACTGATGGAGACAGAGATTTAGCACTAGCAACAATAGATAAATACAAAATTGTAAATACTAAAATGCACGCAGGCACAACAGTTCAAGAAGCTTGCGATAAACATTTACTTGAAGATGTATCTCTTGCTGATGCTTTGAAGTATGCAAAAGAAAGATTGCAAGAATATGAAAGCCCTAGTTGGCGAGATAAAGAAAAAGAGAAAATTGAAATACAATATAAATTAGAAAGTCAATTTGCTGAGAAAGAAATCAAGGGAGAGATGCAATGGAGAAAGTCTGATCAAGGAACACATACTGAGTTAGAGCTTGTATTCAATCATGCTATCGAAGGATTGCTTGATGCACAAAAGCAACACAGACTCAATAGATTACAAGGCGAAGTAGATTTGTTTGGAGACTTACCAAAGTGTGAGCTGCCTTACAATGGAAAGCCTGATTATAGTCAATGTATAGAGTTGAAAACACAATGGACTAGCAACGTGCATGAAACCCCTAGATCAAATAGTTTACCCTCTAGTATTAGAGCAGCACACATGACACAGATAGCAGGCTATTATCATCTAACAAATAAAATGCCAACCATTGTGTATGCAAACAAAGGTGGATATAAAACATTCTCACCTACCGAGGATGAGTTACAAGAATCTTTACAGCTTATTTTTGAGAGTTGTCAAAGAAGAGAGAGATTGCTTAAAGCAGCAGATAACATAGAAGATGTCTTACGCTTGTGCGATCCTCAATGGAATGGGTTGTTTGGTTGGAATGACATGAACCCAGAAGTTTTACTTAATGCAAAAAAAATATGGAGGGTAGAATGAAACGTAAATTAAATCATAATCTNATACGAGATCATATTAATATTACAACCATACATCGCAANCATAGAGGTACATACTATGTNATNAAAATGCTTTGCTTTGCAGGTGTGTTACTTACGCTTGGTTATCTGATGGGTTGCGTATACCTAGATTGGGCTGGTATGTATGACTAAAATAGATCATAAAATAGTAA